TCTTCTACTGCTTTTAAAATTTCTTCCATAATTAATGAATACCCATTCCCCAATCATTCAAGTTTGGAATGTTATATTTTTGAACATTTTCTTTTATAGATTTATACTTAAAACTCTCTTCTACATTATGATTTTCATAAACATTATATGGAACTTTCAATGGAAAATCAAACAATTTAACATCCCAATTAAAATTATTTACAGAAGAATCGTATTCTTTTGCCTGTGTAGTTTTAACTCCAAACTTAAGTTGAGCAACATAATCAGTGACTTTCCAATAGTATTGTTTAACTGCAACTGTTTTTTTGTCTAACCATTGTATGTGTGCAACAAATAACATTGGCTGGTTTATTTTAATGGCTTTTCCGGGATGTGGTAAATGTTCGGAATGTCGTTGTGCATCTTTGAATGCGGTTCTAGAAGAATAAGAACCAATTCTATCGGCTATATGATCTCTCCACTTTCCATCTACTCGTATCTTATTGTAATCTGTATACTGTATCCAATCCATATAAATTAAAGTATCTTTATATGTTTCTAAAATTTGTTCTAATTGTTCTTTAGTCAGATTACCATCAAGATATTCATCTGTATCTAAGCAAATAATTTTACCAGAGTGTTTAAATGCTTCATCATATAATAGTTGCCTATTATTAGATTCTATGGCACATTTATTTTCTATATGTGTATCTGTTCGTAAGACATTCAAAATATTGAATTTATCTTTATTTTCTAACAAATATTCATATGTGCCATCAGTTGAACTGTCATCCATGAAAATAAAAGCATCGGCATATTTTTTCCAATGAGGAAGCATTTCCTTTAAGATAAACAATTCATTTTTCGTAAGTGTGATTTGTATTATCATTTTTGTGTTATTATTGGAAATCCAGAAGACTTTCGATTCATATACATCTGTTTGTCATAATTAGAACCTATTTGCATATTTCTTGCCATTAAACTATCTTGATTTTCAAACCACTTGTGAATAATTGGTCTTCTCTTTATGTGCTTCAGAACTCCTAGTGATTCAAAAACTTCAGTCTGTTCGTTATCACACCATTCTGATTTGTAGTCTGGATGATACACATATCCAAATAAATTATACAATGTCCTTCCAATAATAGGAAGAGTAATTAAAGTTTTATATCCTTCTGGACCTTTAGGATCAAGCCGAGGATCTGTGTCGTAATTTAAACTACCTTTTAAGTCGGGAAAAAAAGAAAACATATCATTGACAATGATATCATCCCAATTGGTTTCAACTGGTTCCATGTCATCTGCCGTAGAAATCAAAATATCCCAAGAACTATCGGGAATATCTCTATTTATGGCATGGATCTTTCCTTTACTTTCACCATAAAAATAAATAACAGTTACATTGTTTGTATTTTTAGATTCTAGGAATTGACGAATATGTTCATTGTTCAATAGCACATCATCATTATCCATGCTAATGATTACTGTTATTTTATGTTTACCAGAAGCCTTATTTAAATAAGAATTCAAATTTGACATAAATTTTTCAGGTCGTTGTCTTGTCGGGTATTTTAATAAAATGTGTTTCATAGTAAAAATCTCACAATACAAAAATCATATTTTCCCATCTATTTTCTATTAATCTATAACCTAATTTTGTGAATTTATCAAATAATAGATGATGCATGTTATCATTCTCTACGCAGATTATTTTGCAGTTATAGTCTCTTGGATTAAACCAATCCTGAAGTGCCAATTTTGCAGAATATCCTTCTACATCTATATTGATAAAATCAAATGTAGGACCAAATTTATTAAGAAGTTCTTTCATTCCTATATGCCCAATATAAACTTTTCTCGGATTTACTGGATCACCTTCTGAGTTAAATTCTTTATTGTTTTCAATTCCTCTCTGTGTCCAACTCTGAATAGTAGAAGAAACAGCACTCATAGGAGAATCATAAAATTCCAACATTCTTTGATCTGTTAATTCTTCTTCTAATACTACGGCTAGATTAACTAATTCTGCTCTCCTCGGTATCATTTTATACATGTCACATAATTTATAAAAGCAATATGAAGAGGGTTCCACAAATACTCCACTCCAATTATTAAATTGTAACATAAGTTGTCGAACATTACTAAATGTCTCTCCATCATATGCACCAATATCTAACAATTTACCAGAAGTAATATTGTTATGTAAAATGTAGTTTATGATTATATCTTGTTCATTGTTTTGCGAATAATTTTTTGTCATATATTATCTCATTTCATTTCGTGATTATCGACCAAATTACGATCAGGCAAATAACCATCAAATTCGTAAATATCTTTTTCTTTATCTACATGTATCTGCTGTCCGACAAAATAAACACCACCATTATTAACTCCACGATGAGTTCCGGGTGGAAATGGTTTTTTAGAAAAAAATGGATCATGTTCAATATAAGTTAATTTATCATTTTTTATTTTATGAGTTAAATATGCAGACATAAAATTCTGGTCTTGTGTTTTTTCTAAAGATGGATTATATCGTTTAATTGCATTAAACATTTCACCTTTAAATTTATCACATTTAAGCCCAAACATTCCTGCTTGTATAACCAAGCATGGTATGGATGATCTCGCATTATATGAATATCTGCGTCAGATGCAATCCAATCATCTACTGCTAATTTTTCTCTAAAAGAAACTCTAGAGTCAGCATCTCTAAAAATTGCTCGCTGCACATCTATAAAGTCAACAGCCAAAAATCTATTCATTGCTGATCTATTATCACCAATAGATTCTATCTGTATCACATTAGTATTTTTTCTGCTTTTAAGTTCTTCTATTACTTCAGCGGGAACACAAGAATTACAGAAATAATAACATATCCATCCCGGATATACATCTAATGCCAAATCTGCATTATTTATTGCTCCTCTTGTATAGAGAGGATTGTTGCCCCATAAACTAAAAGAAATCACATTTTTCATTTTTATTTTTTCATAAATTGTATCGATTCGGATGTTCTGTCATCATATCGATACAAGTGTAGTATTTTATTTATGTGTGTTTCTGATTTTACTTTAGGATACATCAACAGACACCAAGCAAAATCTTCACCATAAGAAGATACTTCAAGTTTTGCTTGTTTTGCTATGTCTGATTTCCAAAAACACATATGAAAAGGTGGTCGTTTTACATGAGTCATTCCCGGAACATATCTTTCGTTTGGATTGCTCATGTTAAAATTAACTATAAATTGATTGCCATTTACTATGCAATGTTGATCAAAACTTATAACATCGGCTGGTTTTTCTTTTATGGTATTGATAATAGTTGACATGTAATCATCAGTAATATCATCGTCATCATCCATAAAAGCAATCCATTTGCCTCTAGCAGAGTCTAACAGTGATTGTCGTTTTTCACCAATAGTCATACTTTTATTATCAATAAGACAAAGAATTTCAACCTCTGGATAGTTTTTTGTTTGCTCTAACATTTTATTGTATAGAGGTATTAGATATTTTTCAATTCTAGATGGTATTGAAAGTATAAGTATACTAACCAAAACGCTGTCTTTATTAGTTGGCATATTTTATTTCTCCTGCTACTTTAATAATTCTATCTACAAAATTCACACAATATTGTTTTGCTTTTTCAAAATTGTAATTAATTTTTTCCAAATTTTCTTGGTAATAATTTTCCGTATATTCGCTGGTCAGAATTCGTTGTGGATCGATCCAGTAACTAGTATCAAAAAAGTCAGATATATTTGGACATCCCCAATAAATTGGAATGGTCTTTGTTATAAGGCAATCTATGAGTTTTTCAGAGAAATAATTTGGCTCACTAGAACTCTCTACCACCACAGAATACATTGAATTGAACAAATGAATTTTATTATCATCAGGCAATAACTGTTCGCCTGGAATTGGAAATCTAGTAGATGAATAGAAGTTCAATCTTGCTGGTATATTCTTACGATGATTCCAGATTGTATGTCTAACGCTATAACCCATCTTACCAGAGAGCGCGCCACATAACATACTAACAGAATTTTCTTTTGGGAGATTTCCAAGTTCTTCTGTGAAAGTTCCAAGAGAGTCTGGATGATGCTTCGACTTATTCAACCAAGTAGTTCCATATGCAAGAAATACTGCATTAGGACAGTTCTCTAGAATCTTTGGATTAGATGTGACTATTTTTGTATATTGATGTTGATTTGTGATCACATGATTGGCTTGTTCCACCCATGCTGATGTGCTAGGCTCATTAACATTTACAAAAATCTTATGCTTTGCATCAGAGTAAAAAACAACATCTCCACCAGGTCTGGCGTTTTTACCAAATCGGGTGAAGTGTATTTCACACGATTCTTTTAAGTCTGGTATTTGATCTGAGGCAAAAAGATAATCAGCATTAATTATTACGGGTTTCATGTATTACATTCCAAAGAGTATCGTCTGACATTTCCAGATTAATCACACGATTCAAGTTATCATGAACGGCATTAAGTTTTGATTTATACAAGTCTTCCGTCAACATATTAATATCAAACTTAGAATCCAACTGAATGATACCATCCATATTGAAAACATCACCTATTGTTGGACTACCCAAATATACAGGAATAGTTCCTGTTGCAAAACAATCAGTAATTTTCTCTGTATAATAGTTATCATAAAAATCATTCTCAACAACAACAGAAAACATATAGTCCTTTAGACCATACATTTTACTCATCCAAGGTCTAGTCGGATCGGTATCTGGTAGTCGTGGAGAACCACACGCACCACCAAATAGATCTAAATGCTCTTTGAACCGATCTGCATATTCATGACGAATTATATGCCCTTTAGTCATTCGTTTTGCAGATGCAACCATACTGACTAATTTACTCTTTGGATATACTTCATATTCCGTATCAGGAATCCAAGGCAAATTACTTCCAGACGGACAATATTGAAATACAGGGGAAAAACTAGCAAGTTGTTTATCAGAAACAAATATCTTATTAAATCGTTTTTCTAAATCAGAAAAGTTCCAATTTAAAAATGTTGATGTATCTCGCACAATTGATCTAGATTCACAGAGCCAACCATATAAGTTTTTGACTGTAGCAGGTATTAATTCATATTGCAGAATAGCGTTATCAATCAACACCAAATGATCTAGTGGACCATGTGGTGGATATTCCCACCGAAAGTTCTTTGGTTTACGATTAGAGCAGGAAGAATGTTGTGGTTCAAATGGAAACCCATAACCATACAATATATTCATGATTTAACTTCCATAAAAGAATTACCGGGAGATTGCCACTCAATTAATTCTTCATTATAGCCCATATGCTTAAGTGCTTCCTTTTTTGAAGGAGCATCTGAAAGACCCATCATGAATACAGTATTCTGATCTTGCTTTCCTGGCCAAACACAATAGTTCTTATCCAGAATTGCAATTTTTTTGTTCTTTACATACTGGGATAAACAACCAATAAAGGTTTCATGATCAAATACTGTTCCTTTGTGCTTGCGAACAAACTCACAGTGAGCAATCCATGTACGAAGGAAGTCTAATGTGTCTGTATTATAATTAAACCAAAGTGGAGATGCTTTGGTTGTGATGAGATTCTGTGGATCTTCACCAGCAACGCCGACATTGATTCCCATGTTACTAAGCCCATCAAACGCAATTGGTTGCTTCATTATAAAGGTATCAATATCCAACCAAAGAAGAGGTCGTTGGTGCTGTATAAGTTTTGAATAAATATATTTTGGTTTTAATAAGCAGTTACTTTGATAACTGCCTTGAGATTGTATCTCAGAAACTTCATGCGGAATACCAAAAGCATGGCATTCTGAAATGAACCGTTTTGCATGATCGCTATAATAGGTTCTACCATCTACATCACAAAAATAACTAATCACGAGTGTATTCATATTATTTACCTATATGGTATTTAGGAACTAATTCCCATTCCTTTTTTTCTTTGTATGGAATAATCTTAAGTTGCGCGATACTAAGTTGATGATTCTTGTACTTCTCATCTAGTGGAGTAATCAATCCCCATTCAGTGAGTAGTTTAACAATAGTATTGCGTCTTGCAATATCATTTTCACTAGTATCTGTTTCTAACCCATCAAGAGCCAAAAGTTCCTTAAAGTGAAGGATTGCATATCTGCCTCGTTTATGCAGTATATGACAACTTTGATATAATTTTTTTTCTTTGCGGGAAGAAACGCCAATTCGAGTTAGTGTTTCTTTTACTTTGAGGAAGTCATCTTCATGCTTTAGACTAACTTCGACGCCGTATCCTTGAAAAATATCTTCCGTGTTATTCATAGTAAACCATTTCTTAAATACCTAATGCCTCTTCATTATTGGCACAGATATTTAGTATATGGCTACTTTTGACCACCAGTAAAGGTTTGTTCCTTCAGTAGTTGAATGTCCTTTTCAGAAAGCAGAGGAAGCACATCTTTGGCTGTCTTGTGAGAGTAATTATAGACTTGCTTAAGCATGTCGATTACTTCGCTCTCCTCATCCTTGAGCCATTTGCTGAAACGCTTTCTTTGCCGTACAGAAAGACGTAGATAATCGAAGTGCATCTTCTTTGGGATGGATGGAACCTCGTTCATCTGATTAGATTGCAGCACGGTGTCAGGAAAGTAGGATAAACACCGATTTACGACATAGGGGGTATAGTCCTTTTCGTTCAGGTTATTCTCTCCATCTAGGAGACTTTCCTTTGAGTAGTTAATGGCTGTTAAGAAGTCGCCTAATTTCATTTGAATTCACATCCCATCATTAATTCAACCACACAAGCCACCATATTGATCTCCTGATCAGCCACAAATGCCGACTTGTACTGATACTCCGCAATAGTCAAAATGGCAGTGGGGATAGATCCAGACTTCAGATACTCGTATAAACCCTCATAGAGTTTACGGAAGATATGCTGTGGATCGTTGTCCATGTTGGAGACAACCCAAGAACGAGCCGAACTAAAGTCCTTCTCCTTCATATACCCCATCAGATCCTTGATCTTCAGTTGACCGGCTTCACTGAGAATACCGACATCAATGACACCCGCAGCAGAATACCTCTGGAGTTCGTTTAAAGTCCTTCTGAAGTCAGGGAAATGCTTTATAATGAGTTGGGACAGAACTTTGCTATCGAAGTCGATCTTTTCATTCTTTAGCACAAATTCACATCTCTTCAGGAACTGCTTGGCTAATTCTGGCTTCTCCTTTGCAGGGATGCTAAAGTCAATACAGGTGCAACGAGAATGAATTGGTTCAATGATCCGGTTCTTGTAATTACAAGTCAGAATGAATCGGCAGTTCTTAGCAAACTCCTCAATCGCACCACGCAATGCTGGCTGAATGGATTGAGCATTTGAATAATCAAACTCATCAAGGATAACTACCTTCTTAGATGCAGACAGTGAAATGGTAGAAGCAAACTGACGAATCTTGGTACGCAGAGTATCGATATTACCATCTTCTGAGCAGTTGATGATAATCCAATCCGCGCCAAGTTGATTACAGAGTGCGCGAGCCACACTAGTTTTTCCTGTTCCTGCTTTACCGGATAGGAGAAGATTAGGGCACTCACCAGACTCTACGATATCCGTGAAAGTCTTCTTCAGAGATTCTGGAAGAATACAATCATCGATTGTTTTCGGACGATATTTTTCTACAAACAGATTGATTTCGCTCATAATATACTCCAATAGAAAAGGACGACTGGAAACCCAATCGTCCTTTTGAACTCACGGTTTCTTTTAGTTATTGTAACTGCTAGATGACTCTAGTGCAACCCAATACTTCAAGGAAAGATCCTTGTGAGTAAATTGGCTGATAACAGACTTTGCGATCTTTACCTCATATTCTCCGGGAAGGAACTTCAGATTCTCAATACGGAAGTCGAATGAGAATTCTGCGTCACCCTTATGATCACCAAGAGTTACGCTAAACTGATTGCAAGTCGGATCATTCTTGTCACAAACAACGCCAATGATCTTCTTACCATCAGTTGTAACGGAGAGATGGGGAAGTTGTAGAACTGATGAGGCACGAACGAGTTCATCGAACATACTCTCAGTCAGATCAAAGTTAACTACTGCTTCTGGCATGTTGATTGACTTTGTAGGAACAGTCAGCAACTTTGGCTCAGAATAGTAATACTTAACCTTTGATCCATTACCACCAGAAACGGTAACATACTTATCCTCAAACTCAAACTCAGCGTCCTTGAACAGTGAAACTGTACCAAGAAACTTGTTCATGTCCCAAATACCAAACTCGGTATCAAACTTCTCATCAACGGTTGCTTCAGCCATGACATTCTTGGCTGGAGCAACGGTAGCAATCTTGTTGCCTGGCTTGACAAGAAGATTGGAGTTGATTGAAGTAAAGTTCTTTAGAATTGTTTGTGTTTGCTTTGAAATTTTCATAGTTGTAGATGTAGTCATTTTTTATTCCTCGTCTTCCATTCTATCCATAATATCTTCGATGTCAACAGTTCCGTGCTTAAAATCATCCATAAGGCGGCGGGTATCATGACGCGCGCCTTTGTTCTTCTTCACGCGTGTTTTCTTTACTGTGCGCTTGAAGTCACGATTGTCGGGTTCTCTTCCTTTATAGTTTTCTGACATTTAAAAATCCTCAATGTTCTCAATCAAATTCTTTAGTTTCTTTTCGATCATGTAAGACATAACCTTTGTCTTTGAGCCAACAGTTGGCTTTTCGAACTCTTCAAGGATCTTCTCTTCCAGATCCACAGGAATACAAGATAGATCAATGATAGACTTGTTTCTGTCATAGAATGGCAACTCCTGAATGCGGTTATTCACGATGTCGTCCATAACTTTAGACATAACCTTGGTTGTAAGTCTCTTCTGTGACTTTTCTTCGTTCACGAAGGTATCATCATCAGAGAGAATGTTTGGAACTCCATCAGAGGAATCCCCACGGGCAATATGTTCCAATAGGAACATCTTTGGATTGCCTGTGCTGATATAAGACTTCTTCAACGGACTGTATTGAAACACATTTTCAAATACGCCAAGTTGCATGAAATCCTTATCATTAGATAAGATAAGAATCTTTTCCATCTTATGGAAGTGCTTTGCAAGAACAAAGATGATATCATCAGCTTCGGTTGTCTCAACCGTGACACTCTTATATGGGAAAACTTCACGAATCTCCGAACGAATCTTATGGAGACTATCGTAAATCGCATCCCAATCCATATCAGAATTACTCTGACTCTTCTTGCGATTTTGCTTGTACTGTGGGAAGATCTTCTTACGCCAACAGTTACTTGAATCGTTACAGATTACAAGTTGACCATATTCACCACGGAATTCTGAATTATACTTACGATAAGTATTCAGAACCATATGGCGAATATATTCTTCATTCAGTTCGGGGTAATCTTTCATTGATTGAAAGATACTAGCGAGAATTATTTGATTGTTATCTAGGAGTATAATGTTGCACCTCTTTTGCTTTATTATAAGCGAAAGAGTTGAGAAGTCAATAAATATTTACCCACTGGCTGCTGTCACCGTCATCGATATACTTATAAATTTTTCCTGTGGTGACATCTAGCCACTCATCTCCGGCATTTACATTTGATGGTGGTGTTGATGCGGAATAAAAATTAACTCCACCACCAATTGTAGACCATCCAGCATGGGCTGGTGATGTTTCGGAAATTGTATAGTTGGCAACATATGTTTTTCCGTTATAGTCAACAACATCGCCAGCGTTATATACAACGAGCCTTCCGTTCTCGTCATATGCTCGGTATTTGCCTCTAAAGTTTAAATTATCGTAATTCATTTGATGGCTCTAAGAATTAGCGTATGCCCATTGATTCTGCCCTTTGGCAAAGATTCTTTGGTGTTAATTGCCTTCCATGCATTATTTATAGCACGGATACCATCTTTCTTTGCTACCTTGATAAAATCTGTGGGCTTCTTGACTGTCTTTTCCTTGGATTCATTTAGATCAAAACCAATGATGCTAGATCCCTTAACAACCAATCCACCCTGACTTGGATCACCAACAAACAAAGTAGCCTTACGAGTCTTTGTGTTATATGTGATCACTGTAGAAGCACCAATGATATCTTCTGGCATAATAGATTCTGCGCCAGTATTAGTATCCTTTGCAAGATACTTCAACTTCTTTACCAGTTGCTCTGGCTTACGCTTCTTCTTCTTTCTTGGCTTTCTATTGCTCTTCACAATAGACATACGCAACTTTAGATGATCACACAGCATCTTATGAAAGTCATAAAACTTTCTAAGTTTTGGCTTAGAGAAGAAACTATAACCTTCTAAAAGTTCTTTGTTTTCTCCAAGAAGAGCCATCTTAAGTTCTTCTGAGCGTGGATCAAATGTTTGGAGCATAAACTCACAATGCATTCCACTTGGCTCAGCAGAAGTGAGCCATGCTTCAATATCAAATTGCTTATAGTGTGGTCTATTTCCACGAAGATATTCCATGTATTCATCAACTTGCTCTTCTAATTCGGAAGCAAGTTCACATGATTGCGCTCGAACACGATCCCGAACAGAAATAGTTTCTACTGGACTTTCATCAGTGGAAATCAACTTTCCCTTTTGAATAAGGGAAGCAATTGTTTCATCTACTCTCTGTTGAAACATAGGTGGAAGAATACAACCCTTGTTTGATGCTTGACACTTTCCACCAATCGCTCTGAACTCAAATGCTTCAGTTCCTAACTTACGCAAGAATTCACGATCTGTGATCTTCAGTCGATCTGCATAATCAAGAACAGCAGAACGATAATCTCGTTCGCTGTATCGAACATTATACCAGTTCGCTGCTAGAGCAAGCGACCATGCAACTTTTTCAATGTCTGCAAAGTCTTCCTTGTTCCAAAGTTTCCAATTGGGTTCTTTACCGTAGAAAATGTCTTCAGTGTTTTGTTTAGTCATGGCTTATAGAATACGAATATCGGTTCATATTTTAGATAAGTTCCGTCAACTTTGCAATAGTTTTTACACTTTGGCACACCATTTTCATCAAGTCGATTCTGCCCCGGCATAGATTCGAGAGCCATCTTTAACATACCTTTGTATTCCATACCAAGGCTCTCAAGAACATCTCTTGAATCTTTTTCAAGTGGAAGATACTCACCACTAATTAGTAGGTCAGCAATGTTCCATAATAGATAACGGTCGTTCTTAAGATACTCAAAGCAAGTTTGAAGAGTTGGCTTTAAGAAACCATCACGCCACGATTCATATGAACTGAACTTCTTATATGATTGTTCAGGATCATCAGAATAGGCTTCACGATTGAAGTATGGCGGCGAAGTAAAGACAAGATCAATCTTTCCCTTATATTTCTGGAAAGATGGATTGTCCTTTATTACTTCTGAACCTTCGCAGAAAACTTCGAATGTATTTGTGTGGCTGAAGAATGGATTGCTTCGATAAGTTTTTTCATTGAAGAATGAAGCAAGTTGCCCATATCTAGAACCAGTTCCATGATGGTTGTCACTATTAGGATCAGTACCAATGTAGTGAATAACCCGATCATCACGAACAGACATAGCACCCAGAATACGACCTCCCCAACCGCTTGAAGGATCGTAGATATGAATTGCATTATCTTGTTTAATATGGTTTGTGTATCGCTCATACAAATATTTAGCAGTTAGAGGTGGGAAGTTTACAGCAACTTGAATATACCCAATACGGAAAGAAGCAAAACCGGCTGGAAATACTCGTTCGCCTTTCTTGTAAATCCGTATAGAATATACTTTATTGTCCTGTAGGTTCTCTGAATCAAATGTGGAATAATGTCTGTATGACATCTTTGGCTTCCACATGACAAATTGATCTTTAGTAATCTGTAGAATATCACTCTGTTGAATCTGAAAATACCCAGTATTCAGTCCATCACGGATCTCTACTTCTTCCAGCATGAAGTCATATCCTTCAAAGATAGAAGGACTTCCGAAGAATGCTTCTAACCATTCTTCACCAGAATCAACATCAACGATTGCATACTTTGTATTATGCTTTATGGCAGACAGAGCATGTCGATAAAATGAATCACGACGAAGATGACGCATGGCACCGCGAACAACACGATCTTGGAATTTGTCATCTGAGAATAAGTCATAAACAGAATAACCATTATCCTTTTCTGTGTAATTGATACGAGTCTTCATCATGTTGGAGAACCACTGATCTGCTTCTCCACCAATTCTAGCCTTATTAATAATTACATCATCAACAGTTCCATCTGTGTTTAGATCATCAGTATGAGTAAACTGAGAAACTGGATATGTTGTCATCTTATTGAATTGATCAACAATATCTGTTTCATTCTTTCCTGTGCGTGGAGGGCAACCATAAGTGTCCCACGAATACAGAATCTCTCCACGCATCTCCTTTACCCACTCCTTAAAATCATCAGGAGTCATTGCAAGAAGATCCTCAAAAAGTACATTGACTTTTGAGTTGATCATATAATCGTTTCGTTCGTAAAATCCGTAGTTATTCATGCTCCCACATTCCAAAATAAAACTGTTTTGTTTTGACTGGCATACTTCTTTATAAATTCCCAAGCCTTTGCATCATAGGTTGGTGCTGATGGAAATGGGGGAAGAACTGTTGTTGGTTTGTTGAATGGTATTTCGCATTCATAAATCTTTGCTCTTCCGTAGTTTCCCTTATGTCCAACTGTAACAACATTGAACTTGGTTTCTGGCCATGCAAGTTGTAATCCGCGAGTAAGAGTACCGCTAGATCCAACCGTCCAAACTTCATCAGGAATCATACCAATATTATAACGAGCAACTTTAACAATGCAAGCCAAAACATCAGGATGATCTCCACCGATTGGAATCAATACACGATTGGTAGGATCTTCTTTTACATAGTCTTTGGCTCGCTTCTCTGTAACACTCAACATTCCATTCGGAACCCAACGCATATCTGCACCAGAAGCAATTGCTTCCTGCTGATATGGATGTAGTTTATTCATGTCTCGTTGAGCCATAAAGATTACAGCCTTCTTACCATGTCGTACGGCTGCTTTTGCAAAACTGATCTGAGCATAACCAGTAGCCGGAGAACTACCATACACAAACTCTTTGTATGGCCATGCTTCAATCATATGATCGATGAATCGCATCTTTGAACCACCACCAAGAAGATCATCGCGCACAACATAAATGCCCTCTTCTTGTGTAATAATAGGAAGAGGATTGGGATCTTCCCAACCCTCAACCATGTTCAAATAGTCATCGGGTGTTGCTAAAATCATGACACATTTAGTTTACTGAAGTTCTTCTTCTTTTCAAGAGTAATAACCGTAGAAAACTTGTCAATCAGGGAGTCGGCTCTGTGTGAGATGACAAAGATGTTTGTCTTTGAATCTAATCCAGTTAGAAGTTTCATGAACTCCTCAGCACCCACGGCATCTAGAGATGAATCAAACACTTCATCTAGGATTAGAAGATTGCAGTTGGCACTATTCTTTACACGGGCAACTTCACGCCAAGCCAACAGAAGAGACAAATCTATCCGCATCTTTTCACCTTCGCTAAAACTCATGTAACTGAAAGTATCACGGTTACGGCTCTTAATTGTTTCATTGAACTCTTCGTCTAGATTGAACTGGGCAAAGAAATCCATAGCAGATAGAAACTTGTTTACTGTCTTATTAATAATTGGCAAATAGTTTTTGATAATCTTGCCCTTGATACCAGAGTCGCGTAGAAGAATAGAGGCAATCTCCATACATCGAATATTTTCCTGAAGAGCCTTACGATCTTCAGTGATCTTGTCAATCTTGGTTTGGATCTTCTCTAGTTCTTTTAATTCAGATTCAATCTCATCACCGCTAACATTTGATTGCTCAAGATCCTTCGTGAGTTCTTTAATGTTCTTTAGAACACCATCATAAGAAGTATTTAATTGAGCAATAGACAACTTAAGATTCCGAATCTCTTCTAAAGTCTTTTCGTGTTCTTCCAGTTGAGTTTCTTCTGAACCTAATTTAGAAGAAAGTTCAGAAAGAGCCTTAGTATACTCTTCTAACTTGCTATTCTTAGTCTCTACTTGATCTTTCTTAAACTCTTCAGTAATCGCCTGCTTGCATACTGGGCAATTATCATTGTCATGGTAAAACCCAATTTCTTTATTGCAGTTGTCGTGATTTTGTGAAATCTGTGTTTTAAGTTTTTCAAGTGCTTTGATTACCTTTTCTGTCTTTGATTTTGCCAATTGATCAAATGAAATGGAAGCAAGTTTTTCTTCTTGCTTCTTTTTCTTTTCCATCAGATCATCACAGGTTTCATTCAAAGTCTTTAGTTTGTCTTTAATTTTTCCTGTAGATTCACTGCTCTTATTCTTTAGAGACTGAATGAATTTCTTTTTGAGATTCATAGTCTCATTGTTTAAAGACAGATCATTGTCATAAGCAGAAAGGATAGACTTTGCTTGTGTTATTCTTCCTTTGAGAATTGTATTCATACTTGTGAATACATTGATATCAAGAATGTCTTCAATTACAGACCTTCTATCGGCAGCAGGAAGTTGCATGAACGGAACAAAAGAAGAACTACCAAGAATCACAACCTGTGTGAATGACTTGTAATTCATTCGTAGAATCTGTTCTTCAAAATGATCTTGATAATCTTTATTCTTTGCAGATTGATTAATCATGTTTCCATTATGGAAAATCTCAAATACTTTTGGAGCCAAACCACGACGAACAAGATACTTATCCTGTCCAATCTCAAAATCTAATTCAACTAAACAATCCTTCTTATTGATTGTATTTACAAGTTGAGGAATATTGATCTTACGGAATGGTTTGCCGAATAAAGCAAATGTGATTGAATCTAGAAAAGCAAAAGACTTACCGTTACCATTTGTACCAGAAACAAGTGTATTCTTTCGGGTATCAAGATGTATTTCAGTGAAGTTATTACCAAACGATCCAAAGTTCTTAAAACGAATTTTCTTAAATACGATCATACGGAAAGGCTCTCAATATAAAGTTCGTGAATCAACGACTTCAGTTTACCTTTATCTTCAGAAATTTCAAGTTTATCAATCTCTTCATTGATAATACTCATTGTATCTTGCGCCACATCAACCGCATCTTCTGATGTCTCAATCATTTCTTCAACAATGTTTAGATTGATAACACCAGCCTGAACCATACGGTCTACCCACAGATCAAATTTAACAGGATCTGCCTTCTTTGCAACCAGAACCTTTACATAAGAATTCTTATAAGAAGCAAAATCTATGCCCATCGGGTCGGACTTCGAATCATCGTAAACCATAACATGGTAAATGCGATCATAGTTTTGAATAAATTCTAGTTCTCGTGTTTGTGTATCAAGAACATGAAAGCCCTTGTCCAATCTGGCATCAGAGAATGTAATTTGATACTGTGTTCCTAAGTAGTGGACATTCTTCTTTGATGCTTTGCCATGAAAATGTCCAGATAGAACCATCTCATAGCAGGCAAAGATTTTATCTTCCATCCCACCTTCAAAGTTGATTCCCTGAATTACTTCATAACCATTCAGTTCAAAATGCCCACAAATAATTGATGCAGGACAACTCTTAATGAATGTTTGAAATTGCTGTTCATTTTCTTTATTGATCCACGGAACCATAGCAATCTTGAGTCCATCGATCTCAATAACTGTTGGTTCTTCGTATAAGTAAATTGACTTATACTTATCGTGGAACAATTCACGAATACTGTTTACATGGTTTGTATTCTTAAAGAATGTATCGTGATTGCCTAAAATGCAATGAAACTCTACACCATTAGCATCAAACCATTCAACAAATCTCTTTCGAACTTCAGCCAATGTATTGAAGTTTACATACTTACGGCGATCCATTAGATCACCTAAATGCAGAACTTTAGTGATACCGTGTTCCTTGCAGTAAGGAAAGAATTGTTTCTCAAAAAATGACATGAAGTATTCAAGAAACAATGGCGAATCATTACGAGCGCCAAAGTGGGTATCATTAATAATTGCAATTTTCATTTCTTGCGCTTTTTGTTTTTTTTCTTTGGTTCGAACTTGTTTATATCATTTTCTGATATTTGAAAGTGTTCGGTTATGGCTTCTTGAACTGTATCTTTTTCGAAGTAGTTTTCTTTAAACCATCGGTGAAAAGATCCATCATCTAGAAGTTCTGTCATCTTCAGTTTGATGTATGCTTGTTTCTTTTCCTTTTCAATCCGTCTTAAGAATGCATAATAGATGATCTGAGTGAAATAGGAAAATGGATTCTTTGATTTTTCTGGGTCGAAGTTATGGGCATACATCAGGCAGTTTTCTATGCCATCAGATACCATCTCTTCCCTATACGGATAGTTCATAAAATTGGCTTTACGAGATAGATGCTCCGCGATATTCATGAAGCATTCACCGATATAGTTTGTAATGGGAGGACGAGACTCGTCTGACTCTTCTGCATCTTTGCAGAGTTGTTTCCACTCTACCATTTCCTTATAGAAAGCCTTATTGTCAATATAATGATCTTTTTTGACTTCTTCTACTTCCGGTTCTTCTATAACTTCTTCCAATTCTATATCTTCTAGATCGTCGTTTTCTTCTTGTTTCTTTTTCTTTTTAGCCATTGCATTTCCTATGTTGTTGAGAGAAAACTATAAAATCTACAGGAACATCCTCTGGATTCTTTTCTGCTCTCTTTTTTGCTTTTTCATATTCTACATCGGTAAGAAGAAGAGGTGTTACTTCTCCATCAGAATCAACATGCCCAACAAAATAATATGAACTGTTTTCCGTTGGTTTTTTGTTCTTATTCAGTATTTTCTTTTTAGCCATAAGTTATTTCCTATGCGAGTATTATAACACGCCTATGAGAAAATCAAGAAAAATCACTTGATTTCTCTTGACGACTTTATTACACTTTCTGTGTATGGTATGAGAAAGATATTAGTTTCTCTAAGATACTTAATAATACTCTGAGTATTACATATACTCATCAGAGGACGGATCTGGGTTCCAGTCAGTCCATTTATTACC